AATATTAACTCAAGCTTCATCTGCGTTTAATTTTCCTGCTAACTCAATATTTGCTGGCGGTGCGCCTACTCTAGTAGATGGTCAAACACACGTGTTTAGTTTGCTTTACAAATCAGCAACTGAATTGATATGGAGTTACGGACTAGATTTTAAAGCGTAATGAATTCTGGTAGAATAATGTTTAGCTCGATGCTGCCTAGCGGTAGTGGTAGTGGATGTGCACCAATAACTAATACAACAACTTCGATAAACGCTACAGGCAGTAACAGCGATGGCGAGGCTGTTGCAACTAATTACTGGAGGAGAGGTGCTAGTGCACAAATATGGACACCATCAGAACTTGGTTCTTCAAAACAAATCACAGCGCTACAATACCAACAATCTAATACCATTGCGCTATCTTCTTACACTTACAATGATATTGTAATAAGAATGTGCCATACTAGTAGTACAAGTTTTTCCTCTACTAGCACTATTGTCGGTACTTGGCCTAATATTGAAATACCAGGATTATCAAATAAATCCGACGAAATAGAAGTTCATAATGGTTCATGGTCAATTAGTAATAGTACTGGTTGGCAAACATTAAACTTAGATACTAACTTTTGTTATAATGGTACAGATAATCTAGTTATAATGATTATTAAAGATGATCAAGACGATGAAAGTTATTCTAGCACTGCGAGGTGGAGATATAATGGCGATTCTCAAGTTGGAAGTAATTCCTTCTGGTACAGCAGTGACTACTATGACATGAATGGACTGTCTATTTCTCCGTCATCAAGTACATCAAAAAAAGGAGATATAAATAGTGGTAGACCTTTTCTTAGAGTAAAACATTAATTATGATAGATTATACAAAGATAGTAAGCGAATTAGACTTGTTAGGCACTCAAGTTTCTGGAGGAATAGAAATAACAGGCGGTTTAGAATGGTCTGGCTTAGCTTACATTAACATACAGGAAGAAAAAGAATATATAGACAATATAATAAGAAATAACTGTACGGAAGATATTTTTCTTACATCAGAGCTTGTTGACAATAAATATAAAGCAATGATAAATCAAGTCGACCCCAACAGTAAAAAATAAAAAACAAACAATTAAATTAAATCAAATGAATAAAATATCAGAAGAACATTTAAAAACTATAAAAGATCAACAAGAAAAATTAACTAAACTCCTTCACGAAATAGGTGTTGTTGAAGCTACTAAGCATAGCTACTTACATCACGTAGCTGAAATAAATAGAGAAGTTGAAGATTTTAAAGGTGAACTTGAAAAAGAGTATGGTATTGTAAATATAAACTTAGAAGACGGAACATACACTAAGATAGAAGAAAAAGATTTACAAAAAGTAGAAGGTTAATCATGAGCAATAAAATAAGAAAAATAAGTATCGGCTCAGATTATAAAAACGACGCAATGCATTACTCCGTAGGCCAAGAGGTTTACGGAGGTCATGTGATATCAGACATACTACTTGACGAGGATAATTCTTACAACGTTTACATAACTAAAAACGACGAAACACTTCCTTGGAAAAAGTTTAATAGTAATATGGCCGTTTCTGTAGAATATAACTTAAGCTATAGTGAATAGTCTATATGACTATATTGTAAGACCATTGGGTCAAAGGTACAACAACGAGAAAAAAATAGGTGAAAAATCTTTAATATTAAATACTAAAATTGAAGAATTTAAACATATAAATAAAAAAGCTGAAGTTGTAAGCGTACCTAAAGCTTATGATCTACCTATAAAACCTGGCGATGTTGTTTATGTTCATCATAATGTTTTTAGAAGGTTTTACAATATGAAAGGTAAGCAGCAAAACAGTAGGTCTTATTTTAAAGAAGATTTATATTTCTGTTCACCTGATCAAATATACTTGTACAACAACGGAGTTAATAAATCTTTTTTAGATAGATGTTTTGTTAAACCACTTAAGTCTGAAAAACTTGGAGAAGTTAAACACAGTAATATAGGCGTGTTAAAATACGGTAATGAAACCTTAGAATCAATGGGTATAAAAGATAACGATATAGTTAGCTTTCCTGATTTAAGAGAATGGGAATTTGTTATAGATAACGAATTGTTATATTGTATGAAATCAAAAGATATTTTAATAAAGCATGAACACGAAGGAAACGAAGAAGAGTATAATCCAAGCTGGACAACTCGCGGTTGAAGAGTTGATAAAAGTAGCTAAAGAACCAATAGTTGATACTGGAGAAGATGTTACAGCTGATAGACTTAAAAATGCTGCGGCTACTAAAAAACTAGCTATATTCGATGCTTTTGAAATACTTCACAGGATAGAAGAGGAAGAAGCTATACTAAGTGGTAAACCCACTGAAGAGAAAAAAGAAAGAGTTTTTAAATTTGCGGAAGGACGTAGCAAATGAGTTATGAACAAGAACTTTGGAAAGAGGTAAAAGATGTTGTAAACCCTAAAATATTATCTAAACAAAATAGATTAAAAAAATGGGAATATGGCTATAATGAAGATTATGATTTTATAGTAATTAGTAAAACTGGACAAATTGGACAGATTATTGAAATTCAAAACCTCCGCATTGCATTACCAAAAGAGCATGAATGCTTTAAACGAAGCGAGAAGCAAGAGGAACAATACTGGGAAAAACAAGAATACCCAAAAGCGTTAGCTAGAATAAAAACAAGATTTGACTGGGAAGAATATCCTACAGATTTTAAAGAAGAATGGTACGATTATATAGATGAAGAATTTAAACGTAGGTCAGATGGCTACTGGTTTTATAATAACGGTATGCCTACTTACATCACTGGTACTCATTACATGTATTTGCAGTGGTCAAAAATCGATGTCGGAGCAGCTGATTATAGAGAAGCAAACAGACTATTCTTCATCTTTTGGGAAGCATGTAAAGCCGATAGCAGATGTTATGGAATGTGTTACCTTAAAAACAGACGGAGTGGCTTCTCCTTTATGTCATCGGCAGAGCTTGTTAACCAAGCAACTATATCTAGTGATGCAAGATTCGGTATCTTATCAAAATCTGGAGCAGATGCTAAAAAGATGTTCACAGATAAGGTTGTACCAATATCCGTTAACTATCCGTTTTTCTTTAAGCCAATTCAAGATGGTATGGATCGTCCAAAAACCGAACTGGCGTATAGAGTCCCAGCTTCAAAACTTACTAGACGTAAACTAGATGACAATGTAAAGCTAGAAGAGTTAAAAGGATTAGATACGACTATCGATTGGAAAAACACAGGAGACAATTCTTATGATGGTGAGAAACTAAAAATACTAGCTCACGATGAAAGTGGTAAATGGGAAAGACCTGATAACATATTAAACAACTGGAGAGTTACAAAAACTACATTAAGGCTAGGACGTAGAATCGTAGGTAAGTGTATGATGGGCTCGACTTCAAATGCATTAGACAAAGGTGGGAACAACTTTAAAAAACTCTATTATAATTCAGACGTTAGAGAGAGAAATAGAAACGGACAAACGTCTAGCGGACTGTATTCTCTTTTCATCCCTATGGAATGGAACTACGAAGGATTCATGGATACTTTTGGATCACCTGTATTCACTACGCCAAAAAATAGAACAGTCGGAATTGACAATCTCCCAATTACAACTGGAGTAATAGAGCATTGGGAAAATGAAGTTGATGGTTTAAAGTCTGACCAAGATAGTTTAAATGAATATTATAGACAATTTCCAAGAACTGAGAAGCACGCTTTTAGAGATGAAACCAAATCTAGTTTATTTAATTTAACTAAAATATACGAGCAAATAGATTACAACGAAGAGGTTAACAATTTAAGTACAGTCACGAAAGGTGGTTTTCAATGGGTTAATGGTATTAAGGATACTCAAGTGGTTTTTATGCCTAATAAGAATGGTAGGTTTAATATATCATGGGTTCCACCTAAAAATCTTCAAAATCAAGTGATTACTAAAAATGGAACTAAATACCCTGGTAACGAGCATTTAGGTGCTTTAGGTTGCGATAGCTACGATATATCAGGTACAGTTGATGGTAGGGGTTCTAATGGAGCTTTACACGGTTTGACTAAGTTTTCTATGGAAGATTGTCCACCTAATCATTTTTTTCTAGAATATATATCTAGACCGCAAACAGCTGAAATGTTTTTTGAAGATGTATTAATGGCTTGTGTTTTTTATGGTATGCCTATACTAGCAGAGAATAATAAACCTAGATTACTATATTATTTTAAAAGAAGAGGATATAGAGGTTTTAGCATGAATCGACCTGACAAAGTATGGAACAAGCTTTCTACTACAGAAAAAGAAATAGGTGGTATACCTAATTCAAGTGAAGATATAAAACAAGCTCACGCAGCTGCTATAGAAGCTTATATAGATTCTCACGTTGGAACACTAACTTCTGGTTTTGGCGATATGTACCATCAAAAAACATTAGAAGATTGGGCTTTATTTAATATAAATAATAGAACTAAACATGATGCATCTATAAGTTCAGGTTTAGCTATTATGGCTTGTAACAAGAATAAGTATAGACCAACAGCAGAAAGAAGTGTTAAGGCAATTAACTTAGGAATAAAAACGTATAACAATAATGGTATACTTTCAAAAATTATAAAATAATGATTTACACCAACAATAGAAGCTCTTTCCCAGATCAAGTAGTTCCACAAGAGGAGAAAATGTCTCTTGAATATGGATTACAAGTTGCAAGAGCAATAGAAGGCCAATGGTTTGCTCAAGGTATTGGTGGAACTAGGTATGCTTTTAATTATAACATTTTCCATCAAAGAAGACTATATTCAAGAGGTGAACAATCTGTTCAAAAATATAAAGATGAATTATCTATAAATGGCGATTTATCTTACTTAAACTTAGACTGGAAACCTGTTCCTGTAATACCTAAATTTGTAGATATAGTTGTTAATGGTATGTCTGAAAAAGTTTATGATATAAAAGCGTATTCACAAGACCCTTCATCTCAAAAGAAAAGAACTGAGTATGGAGAAAAGATTTTAAGAGATATAAAAACTAGAGAGTTTATACAAGAAGTTCAAAGAAAGTTAGGTTTAGATTTATCTGAAGCACCACAGGGATCCCCTGGTACAGAGGAAGAGTTAGAAATACACATGCAGCTAGATTATAAGCAGGCTATAGAAATAGCTGAAGAAGAGCTTATAGAAAACACATTATCTAAAAATAAATTCGACTTAGTAAGAAATAGATTTAATAGAGACTTAGTTGTATTAGGTATTGGTGCTGTAAAAACTGGTTGGAATAGAACTGAAGGTATAACAGTGGAGTATGTAGATCCAGCTAACTTAGTATGGTCGTATACAGAAGACCCAAATTTTGAAGATCTATATTATGTTGGTGAAGTTAAGTCTATAAGTATTCCTGAGCTTAAAAAATTATATCCTGAAATACCACCTAAACAATTAGAAGAAATACAAAAGTATCCAGGAAATACTAATTACACTAGAAACTGGCAAGGAGAAGATAATAATAACACCGTACAGGTAATGTTCTTTGAGTATAAGACATTTGCTGATCAAGTGTATAAAATTAAATATACAGAGCAAGGTTTAGAAAAAGCTATTGAAAAGCAAGATTTTTTTAATCCTCCACCAAATGACAACTTTGACAAAGTTTCTAGATCTATAGAAGTGTTATATAAAGGAGCTAAGATATTGGGTCACCCAATAATGTTAGAGTGGGAGTTAGCAGAGAATATGACAAGACCTTTTTCAAACACCACGAAGGTTAATATGAATTATCAATTAACTGCTCCTCATATATATAAAGGTCGTATAGAATCACTTGTAGAGCGTATGATAGGTTTTGCTGATACTATACAGTTAACATCATTGAAACTTCAACAGGTGTTGTCTAGAACAGTTCCAGATGGTGTATTTATGGATGTTGATGGTTTAGCAGAGGTTGACCTAGGTAATGGTACTACATACAATCCGCAAGAGGCTTTGAATATGTATTTTCAAACTGGTAGTATTGTTGGTAGATCAATGACGCAAGACGGTGATTTTAATCATGGTAAAGTTCCTATTCAAGAATTAAATTCATCTAGTGGTCAACAAAAAATACAATCTTTAATATCTACTTATCAATATTATCTACAAATGATAAGAGATGTAACTGGTCTTAATGAAGCTAGAGACGGTAGTAATCCTTCTAAAGATAGTTTAGTTGGTTTACAAAAATTAGCTGCTGCTAATTCTAATACAGCTACCAGACATATACTTAGTGCTAGTTTGTTTTTAGTTCTTAGAGCTTGTGAAAATATATCATTAAGAGTAGCAGATAGTTTACAATTTGACTTGTTAAGAGAAAGCTTAATAGATAGTATAAGTTTATACAATGTAAAAACATTAGAAGAAATTTCTAATATACACTTATATGATTTTGGCATATATTTAGATATAGAGCCAGATGAGGAAGAAAAAGCTATGCTAGAGCAAAACATACAAATGGCTTTACAACAGCAAAGTATATCACTTCCAGATGCTGTAGATATTAGAGAAATAAAAAATCTTAAACTAGCCAACAAGTTATTAAAACTTAAGCAAGAACAAAAAAGGAAAAGTGATGCTCAACAACAGGAGAGAATGGCTATGGTTCAAGCGGATGCTCAAGCTCAAACAGCTGAAAGAACTGCAGCTGCTGAAGTTCAAAAACAACAAGCTATAGCTCAAACAACTTTACAAATAGAACAAGGTAAATCACAATTTGATATTCAAAGAATACAAACAGAAGGTGAAATTAAAAAACAAATAGCTGAGATTCAGTTTGGCTTTGACAAACAGTTAAAGCAAATGGAAGTTCAAGCTATGAAAGAAAAAGAAGCTTTAATAGAAGATAGAAAAGATAAAAGAACAAAAATACAAGCTACACAACAAAGTCAAATGATTCAACAAAGGCAAGAAGGTACTTTACCTACTAATTTTGAAATGCCACAATAATTATATAATATCATATCATGAATAAAACATCAGAAGAAAATGTACCTCAAGAAGGTGATTTTAAAATAAAGAAAAAACCAAAAAAATTTTCTAATAAAAAAGTAGAGAACAGCAAGATTGATCTTAGCGTAGATAAAAAAGATACTACAGAGTTAAACGTAGAGGATAATAAGCAAACGGAAAATACTACAGAAGTAGAAAAAAGCTTATCTAAACCGCCGGTTCAAGAACTTGATAAAGAAAAAAAGCAAGAAAAAGTTGATTCACCTATACAAGAAATAACAGAAGAAGAAGTTAAGTCAGAAACTAAAGAGGTTGAAAAAGAACTTAAAGAAGCTGTTAGAGATGAAAAAGTACTAGGTAAGCAATTACCTGAAAATATTGAAAAACTAGTTTCTTTTATGGAGGAAACAGGTGGAAATGTAGAAGATTATGTGAGATTAAATGCTGACTACACGAAAGTAGATGATGTAGCACTGTTAAAAGAATTTTACAAAACTTCTAAACCACATTTAAATACTGAAGAAATTGAGTTTTTACTCAATGATGAATTTTCTTACAATGAGGAAGAAGATGATGAAAAAACTATACGCAAGCGAAAGCTAGCTATAAAAGAAGAAGTTGCTAAAGCTAGAAACTTTCTTGAAGACACTAAATCTAAATACTATGATGAAATCAAGTTGAGATCAAATGTTACTCAAGAACAGAAAAAAGCTACAGACTTTTTCAATAGATACAAAGACGAACAAGAAAAATCAATGAAAACTCGTCAAGAGTTTATTGACAACACTAACAAATTTTTTCAAGAAGATTTCAAAGGTTTTGATTTTAATTTAGGAGATAAAAAGGTTAGGTATAATGTTAATAATAAAGAAGAGTTATTAAATAGTCAAAGTGACATTTCCAATTTTCTAGGAATGTTTCTCGATGGAGATGGTAAAGTTACAGACTATAACAAGTATCACAAATCTTTGTTCGCCGCGAAAAACATAGATACTATTGCAAATCATTTTTATGAACAAGGTAAAGCAGATGCTGTAAAAAACGTAGCTGCTAACTCTAGAAATATAAATGCTAATCCAAGAACATCTCAACCAGATGACTCTATATATTTAAATGGGTTTAAGGTGAAAGCTGTTAATGGTGCAAATAGTTCTAAACTTAAAATTAAAAAACGATAAAAATTAAAACCAATAAATTATGGCTTTAGGAAATTTTACAGTGCAAAACGCTGGACTTACACCTACGCAAGATCAATCAATACTTTCTAGTAACTACTTACAGTGGACTGATCCAAACGCTGGTGACTTTGCAGACTTTGCACAACAATACTTACCTGAATTATATGAGCAGGAAGTAGAGAGATTCGGTAACAGAACGTTATCTGGATTTTTAAGAATGGTTGGCGCTGAGATGCCAATGACATCTGATCAAGTTATTTGGTCTGAACAAAATAGATTGCACATTGGTTATGACAATGTATCAAAAGGTGCTCCTGCTGCCAATGGTGAAACTGTTTTTTCAGTATCTGTTCCAGCTGGAAACGAAGTAGCTGTTAGAGTTAACCAAAACGTAGTAATATTTGATCCAGCTACTGGATTAACGTTGAAAGGTTTAATTACTGTAGCTCCAAACCCTGGTAATGCTGCTAATTTAGATTTTACAGCTGTATGTTATACTTCTGCCGATTTCACTGCTTTATCAAATGCTGACTTAAAAGTGTTTGTTTATGGTTCTGATTTCGCGAAAGGAACATTAGGTATGGAAGGATCAGTTACTCCATCTTTTACTCAGTTCTCTAACAAACCAACTATTATTAAAGATAAGTATTTAGTTAATGGTTCTGACACTGCTCAGATCGGTTGGGTTGAAGTTGCTACTGAAGACGGAACATCTGGATTCTTATGGTATATGAAAGCTGAATCAGAGACTAGATTAAGATATGAAGATTATCTTGAAATGTCAATGGTTGAAGGTGAATTAGCTGCTGCTGGTTCTGGTGTTGCTGGTTTTGCTGGTGGTACTAACGGAACAGGTACTCAAGGTATGTTTGCTGCTTTAGAAGAAAGAGGTAATGTATACGCTGGTTTTTCTGGTGCTGCAAATCCTGGCGCTGGAGCTTTAGGAGATTTTGATCAAATATTATCTCAATTAGATTTACAAGGAGCTATTGAAGAAAATATGTTATTCTTAGACAGGGCTACTGCTCTTGACTTTGATGATATGATTGCTGCTCAAGCTGGTGGTGGATACAACAACACATCTGCTGCTTCTTACGGTTTATTTGATAATGAGTCTGAAATGGCACTTAACTTTGGTTTCTCTGGTTTCAGAAGAGGTTCTTATGACTTCTACAAAACTGACTGGAAATATCTAAATGATGCTTCTACAAGAGG